TTCGTCAAGTTCCTCTTCAAGTTCTCCGCGATCTACCGTCTCGTGCAAGAAGTATCTCGGGTCTATTCGTTTTACATTTTTTCTGCGAGCCATTATATTATTCCTTTTAAAGTAGTCAACTGCCTGAGCAGCAACGTCGAACTGGCTGGATCATCCATTTTTTCATCATTCACCTCCTAGATGCATCACATTGATGCCGGAATCCCCTATCATCATACTTAAGCTGTATGATGTGGCAGCGCTTATGCAACCACAAATAAATGCAGTCACCAAACTGTTGCTGAAAGTAAATAGTTCAGTATACGGACTTACGCCCCAAAGAAAGACTCCTACCCAAAATCCTGTGCAAAGTGGACAGTGAATGAGACTTCCGGTGAAGTGGAATTTTGTTGCAGCGTGACGGACACGATGGAATATAGAGCTGTAGACAATAATAAAGGTCATGCCGAAAGAGGCAAGTATAAAATATAGTAATTGCACTTTAATATCGATTTCTTAATGGATAGTAGTAGTAGCCCGGGCGCATTGAGCCCTTCTCGGCATGCTGAGGTACTTCGCCATATTCAGTTGAATCACGGTCGTCCGGATGAACAAACATGTCTTCAAGATCTTTTTCATATTGATCGGCAACGCGCTCATGCTCGGCTTCAACCTCAATGAATTCTGCGATCACATATGTGAGTGCCTGTAAAGAATTAGGATCTTCGCTTTCAAAAATGGTGCCCTCCAGAGATCGAAAAACATTTCCTCCCTGGATGGACGCTCGATCAACAATACCTCTGTCGGCTAAAAGTTCAAGAAGGCGATTTTGAAAGTCATAAACATCTTCTGTGGCTGTTGTCTTAGGAAAGGTGGCAACCTTCATAGAGGCGGGGACGATAGCAATATCAATTTTCTGGTGGTCCATGATAAGCAGCGAACCATCTAGAGCCTTTCTAGCCTGGAGTTCTACTGTAGCGTGGGGTCCCCCGATTTTGATTTTAATCATTTGTCGTTAGCTCCTGGACTAATTCTTGTGTCTTCAGCACCTTATTAAGGTCCGTGTCTGTGAACTCACGCTTGCGGAACTCTTCGAGGTACTCGGCGACGCCATCGAGCTTTTGAATGATTAGTGTCTCTTGTATAGTTTCTTTAGTTTCTGCTATTAGTATCTTAAGACGAGCAAGTTCCTCATTAAGATAGACGCGAAGCTCAAACCCGTCATCTGCAAAACTGGTGATGTAGCGGTTAAGTAGATCTTTCTGCTCTTGAAGCAGGTCTATGTACTTACTATTAAACTTCTTAATAAATGAGTTGTAAGTGATATTATCAATAGTCTTTAGCTTTTCGGACTCATTTAGTTCTTTAGAAGCAGTCATCTTCTCAATAATGTTCTGCTCGAATAAGACCCTCTTCTTAATTGCCATTTTTGTATTAAAGATTGCATTAACTGAAGCCAACGACTTAAAGTTGGGAACAAAAGTTGACCATACCTCTTGTCCTAGATTTTTATTAATAGCAGCAATAATTCTAGACTGTGCATCAAATACAGCATGACTATCTATCTGGGAGTGTGCAAACTTTGTTTCTTGCAGCATTCTCTCTGCGACTTTCAGTTGCATATTGTCAGACTCAAGAAGAATCTTATAAAGATTTAATTCCGTAGCAAGCACCGATGAGGCGCCAAAGTGTTCTCTTACAAGCGCGACGAGCGATGACTTTCTTTCTCTGTTCTGGTTTATGATGGTTTTTGTTAGCTCCCGAGAGAGAGTTTCATAAATAAAAGCAGTATTTCTTTTCTTATTATGTTTCATCTTTCTGTCCCTCTTTACTCTCCATTTGTTCCACTAGCCGTCTAACCTTTGTTGTGTTTTCAAACAAAACAGCCTCGTCTTTACTATAAGTAGGTCTCTGTTGTTCTTCCAGACCAATGTTGCTTCTAAGCGCCGCCAAGGAAGTCTTACCCGGGAATCGAGTGCGCGATGTCCGCGAGACTGGAGCCTCTGGAATTGCAGTGTTTTTCATTTGGCGTCTCATGGGTCCTGGAGAAAATTTTGTTCTCTTGTCAGACTTGACCGGCTTATGGGGCGCGCCCTCATGTCGAGTGGGGTTATCTTCCCTCCGTCCGGGTGTTGCCAGCAGGGCTGTTTCCTCTCCTTCGGGAGTTTCTAGTTCTTCGGCACCGGGCTCAAATTCACCGCCTAGCTCCTCGCCGCCCAGCTCTTCGCCGCCAAGTCCCAAATCTTCACCGCCTCCTAGCTCTCCCAGTCCGCCGCCAGCTTCTTCCATCGCGCCCTCTTCGGCAAGACCTTCGAGCGCCTGCTGATATTTGCGATCATAGAATGTCTCGCGTTGGTTGCGCAGGAATTCTGTATCTGTCATACCAAGAATATTGCGAGCAACCCATCGTTTACTATAAACCCCTTCCGGGACGCCAGTTGCCGTATCGAACTTAGTCTTCATGTACTCGAGTTGCTGTAGTTCGGCGAGGCGAGAAGGGTTGTTGAGAGTAATTTTGAAGGAGAGCAAATCCTGTCCTCTGTACCCCAAAGTGTAAAGATGAACGATAGCCATCTTTTCAAGTTCAGAAACTAGAGATCTCTGAAGCCTGTGAATAGTTCGAGAAAAACGAATATCTTTTTGAGCGAGCGTGGTTTTGTCTTCGTCGGCGCCTTCAAGATTGGTAAGGTATGCCTGCGGAATCTTGATGGCTGCAAAAAGCTTATCGCGCAAGTATTTAACGTCGTCGATGTCATTAAGGCTCGACGCGCCCTGCAGCGATTTAATATCGGACCCTACGTTGCCACGCATAGGAATAAAATAATCTTCCTCTAGTGACAGGGGATTATATCGAAGGTCAACACGTCCAGTAGTGGGGTCAACAAGTTGGTTGCGCTTCATCTCGGTCTTAACCTTTTCCATATATTGAGGAACATCCTGTGGAGGAATGTTACCCACATCAATATGGAAGACGCGTCGCTCAGGAGCGCGAACAACTCGATACGCGATCATCGCATCTTCTAGGAGGACAAGCTGGCGCCAGATGCGGCGTGCAGGGTCGAGGACCGATGTCCCATATGGAGAATAGCGATCGTTACCAAGAATGCGGAAGTGTGCAACCTGCCAGTTTTCGAACGTCATGCCTGCGCCGTTCCACTGGTACTGTACATAATTCGGATTGGAATCATCCATGCCTTCGAGTCTCTCGACTTCGTTATTGGGCATTCCGATAACAGAGGTGATGCCAAGCTTCTCATCAATGTCGAGGTAGAGGAAGAAGTCACCATACTTGCACATTGAGCGCGCCCAGCCGAAGCAATTGAACTCAATGTTCAGAGCATCATAGAAGAGTGATTCAAGAATAGTCTTGATCTCGTGATTGAGACAGTCAATATTTAACAAACGATCATATTCATTTGAGGTAGTCATTTCATCAGCATATATATCTAAAGCCGATGCAATCTCTGGCATGTATTCCATCTGTTCAAAATCAATATATCTCTCAGCCCTGTTCTGGTTACGGAACGCGGCCGAAGTCATCATATTATAATTTTGAGAATAGTTACTATCCGAGCGCCTAAACTCTTGTCCGCTCATTGAACGGAAGCGATTACGATACTTATCTAAATTATTGCGACGATCTTGCCGAGCGACTTGAGTGCGGTAATTAACAATCGGGCCTGATAGAAGGCGCGTTAGCCTTTTAAAAAGCGGAGATGCTGGGTTTCTTGGGTTCTTTTCGTTTTTCGCCATTTTCTAGCCCTTGATCAATGCAAGATATTGCTCGTTAAAGCTTCTACCTTCTTCTGTTCTGATGCTCTCTTTTGTCACTTTGTGCCCGGTCATCCCCGGTATTGTCGTAGAAATATTAGTTGTAGCTGTGCTAATAGCAGATAAGAAGCTCTTACTGTATTCTATGTCTTTTTGACTTTCAACAATCACAGTGTCTCTCACCCAACAACTAATTGCAAACGACATAACCAAATCATCGTTATAACTCCTCATTGCTTGTGGTCGACCATGGTGCCAAATAAATGTTTTCATTTCTGATAGCAGGCGGCTAGAGTTAATGGTAATTAGTTTATTTCTCATAAACTCTTCCATCTTGGCAACGATTAATGGTCGAGTTTTAGAAGAGGTTGTAAAGCCCGGAATTACATTAGACTGCCACTGCGCAGTTACCGGATCAATATATTGATGGTCTCCCTTAGTAGAATAGTATAAGTTAGGATACTCTTTATCTTGAAGTTTTTTAAGTACTGCAAACCCAATATTGTTATTTTCTATCACAACCATAGGATTATTATATTCCCCAGCAACGCTGTAAAGAATTTCGGCAAAGTCATCAGGTGTGGGTTTTCCAATATATTCACCTACTTGACGCATGTCTTCCAGTTGAATGATATGAAAGGCGCTATTGTCCTTGCCGTCACCTCGTGCAACATCGGCAACGATTAAATATGTTTTCTCGGGGTCGTATTTTTCCCAGATCCAATAGTTTCGATCAAATCCGGTTCTATACTCTGGTGTTGCTGACCGCTCTAGATACCACTGCAGATCGTCGGGGTGAACAACTGTCTCGCCAGATACATTAAAGTTACATTGAAGCTCTTGCGCAATCTGGCGCTTCGACATGTTTATGGTTTCTTTTTCAAACCACTTCTTGTCACGATCCGGATGGACGTCCCACATAAGCGTGGTCATGTGGAAATCGTTGCTGCCGTTCTCAGCTTCAACACAGTTCTGGTGGAACCAGTTCCCTACGCCATTAGGAGTAGACAGAGCAATGCAGCGACCACCCGTGGACAGAGTGGGATATAGAGCGGTCCACAATTCATCTAGACGCTCAACGTGAGCAGCCTCATCAACGATTAGCAACGACAAAGCTTCAGATCGACCGGCGTCACCGGCGGTCGAGGACCCTTTAATCTGGGATCCGTTACCAAGTTCAAATGACGTGCGATTATCTACTGTGATCTCTGAGATCCGCATCCAGTGGGGAAGGTTCTTAATAATCGCTTTAACTTTTTTAACAAGGTTCGTTGCAGTTTGGAGCTTCGTTGCAACAACAAGAATATTCTTGTCGCGATGAAAAAGCATTAGCCATGCGACATAGGCTGCTGTGATGGTTGAAATGCCCAGTTGGCGAGCTTTAAGAATAATATTAAACCGGTAATCATTGAAATCTACAAGCAGATTTTTTTGATAGTCGTATGCTTTAAACGGAATAAGCCCCCTCTGAGGGTGGGAGATGCGACAATAGTTTGTGGTAAAGTAAGTCGGATCTTTACCGGCTTTAACAATCTCTTTTAATATCTCTTTTTTGGTAAGAGTTGCCATTATTAAATCTTCACATTAGAAGGCTTTTTGGCTTTATCTCTCCCCATTGAAAGAAAATCACGGATTGCGGAATCGAGGCGATCTTCGTCGCTGCCTTTGTTGACTTCCACAGTATCTGTCAAGCCGCCGATACGATAATCGCAGTGAGCCTGGACATCGGTGCGGTAGTTAGATATACGCTGAACCAGGATGTGAGAGTCACCTTCCTTTGTGAGGGTCAATGTGTTACCGGTGATGGCTTTGTATTCTTTCTTAAGGAACTTAACTATCTCGTGAATATGGCCTTCGACGTCGCCTTCAAAACCTTTGTCTTGGACTTCTTTAATCCTTGTTTCTGACTGGTATATAACCCGCAGGATTGGACCATGGAATTTAACACCAAAGCCATCCATCACGCGGCGGTCATTAATATAGTGACCGTTTTGCCGCTTGAGCCCAGCATCGCGGGCTTTGCCATCGGCTTGTAATGATGCCTCGTGGGCGCCGTCCCAGGAGCCGTTGGCAGCTGCTTGATTAATTCCTTGAATAATTTCGTATACTGTCGCCATGTTATTTTTCCTCGTTAGGTCGCCACCCACTTGTCCATCTGTCTTCTCTATCCTTAATATATTGTATATAGCACCCGAAGCAAGCTTCAAACTTATTCATATACAAATCATCACGGGGATGAAAAGAATATCGTGAACAAACAGGACAAGTCCTATTATGATCTCTAGTAAGTAGTTTTTTGTTTATTAAAAATCCGTCTTGTTCTACTTTGTCTTGGGATTCAGCCAGTTTGGCAAA